TAGGTATTCAACATACTCTAATAGAGTTGTATGTGATGTAGCTCCTTCATTATGTGCTTCAGCTAAATAGTTAGCGAAATCTTTAACTTTAGAAACTGCTTCAGCAACATGTTCTGTATAAGAGATACCTTGATCTAATTTCTCAGCCAAAGACTCAGAATAAGAGATACCTTGATCTGCTTTTTCAGCAACGTGCTCTGTGTATTGAATAGATTCATCTAATTTACCAGCAACATACTCAACGTAGTTAGTTAATTTATTAACATTTTCTACAATATGATCATTGTGCTCTTTTAGATTTTCTAATGAGTTGTCTTCAGAAACTTCAGCATCTTTAGCTTCAATAGACTCCTTTAATGTCTTGATTTCATTCGCTAAATACTCAGAGTACTTATTGAAATCCTCAGATTTTACAAATTCTGCCATGTTTTTATTTTCTTTTATTTCTATGTTTGTATTTTGATTTTCAATGTTTTCTTCATCAGAGTTTGTTTTATTAATCTCGTAAATAGACAATAAACCATCATTGTCGTAACCATAAGATTCGTTAACTCTTTTTAGTTCAGCGTTTTCAAAACCTGGATCAGCGACTAGATCATACGTAAATAATTGTTTGATCTTCACTTGTCCATTAGATTCTACGGCACCCGCTGCTCTAGATGAAATTTGTAAAGGAACACCAGCATCTACTAAAGCCTTAGCTTGACGACCAGCATCAGTATCTAATAATTTGATACGTCCTCTTACTTCTTTACTCTCTTTGTCGTAAGTTAGTTCTTCAATGATATGCGATACATTCTTTAAAGAAATGTCGAACTGCGCAGGGTGATCTAATTCACCCAATAATTTGCTAGCTCCAATTTTTGCCTGTAATGCTTCAATTTGAGGAACATATTCAGATTCGGTATAGATACGATTGTTTCTATTTTTTTGATCAATTTGACCAAAAACACCTTCTAGAATATAATCTTTATTCTCTGATGTAGTAACATTCAGAGCGGATGAAGACATCTCGACGATTAATAAATCGTTAATATTATTCATAATATTTTATTTTTCTATTTTTAATATATATCATACTTTATTATTGAAATATCTTATTACATTCCAGCCAGAGGATCGTCGCCGCCTTCTGCGCCTTCTTCTTCCTCTTTTTCAGCCTCTTTTTCAGCCTCTAAATCTTCGGCTTGCTTGTCGTTATAGATCTTTACTAATTGATCTATCTCACCTTCTCCAAAGGCAGCTTCTCCGTAATTGTCATAGAAATATTGCTTAAACTCTTCATCAGTTATAGATGCTGTAATGGCACCTAAAATTTCAGCAGCTTTAATAGTTGAACCTGAATCCAAAGTAATCTCGTCGATAATTACTTTAGAATCTTCACCAGCTCTTAGTGCTTCTTCAGAGATAAAGTCTTCAAATGTTTTAATAATTTTCATAATTTATATATCTTTTTTATCTTTATTTTTACATTGCGAATGGATCTTCAGCCTCTGGCTCTTCAGCAGTCTTCTTCTTTAACTTAGATTTAAATGCTTCATTAGCTCTAATCTCATCGTCACTTAATTTAAGATATTTCTTAACTAAGTATTCTTGATCGAAGTAGTATTCTTCTTCCATAGTCTCTTGATTAGTTGTCATTAGGCTATCTCTCATTGTACCTATAAAGTCAAGTCTCTTCTCCATTAATTCCATATCTTTCAATTCTGAGAAGACATTTTCTTCATTGAATCTAAGTGCAATTTGAGTTTTAAATTGAGGATCATTTGTAAAATCAGGATATTTAAGACACATTTGAATATAAAGTGGCTTAGATAAAATTTCCATAAAGATAGATCTTAGACGTTTGATAAATTTACCAAATTTAATCTCATCTCTAATCATACCATCGGCTGCAAGGTTAAAATCACCTCCACCATCTTCATATAAGAATCTTGAGTAAGGAATTTTTGAAACGTGCTTTAATTTATCTGAGAAGTATTTAAGTGCTTCTGTATCTGATAGATCTGGTCCTTCGCTGTTAAGTGTTTCAATTTCTGGTGAATCACCATCTTTAGAAGGTAACCAATACTCTTTACTAAACTGTAACATTGGTTTACCATCTGTAGCCAAAGTACCTGATTCCCAATCAAAATCAACTGACTCTTTATATGAGTTCATTAACTGTGAAAGCGATTGTTTTGCTCTGGTCTTAGATTTACCACCAACTGGGATAACAAACTTCATTCTAAATGAAGCATTGGTCACAGCCCAAATAACTCTAGTGTGTTCCATAATTCTTAACAAGTTAAATGCTCTTGTTAATCTCTCAATATATGAAACTCTTGATGCTGTAGTAATTGAAGAGTACGAAATATAGATAATCTGTGAATCGTAAAGTTTACGCTCTTTAACTGGATCATCTTTGTATTGTACCCAAACCTTTTTACCATCATCGTGATTATAACCAGGAATAAGTGTGATTGGATCTAATTCTTTAAAACCAATAATTTCTTTTTGGTCGGGGGAATAAATTATTTCAAATGCAAGGTAACCATCAATTAAGAATTTTCTAAAGAAATACCATGCAGATTGATCAGAATTAAAACCAAAATAGTGATAGATTTGTCTAAAGTACTTGTTAAGATCTTTGTCTACTTGTTCTGAAATATCAATACCTAAAATTTCAGGATAACAGAAAAAGTTTTTCTCATCATATACAATGGTCTCATCACACAGAATATCTAAAATATCTTCCACTTCATCATTAAGTGAAAATCTTCTAAGTTCTTCTCTTTTACCTTCATATGATTGATCAAAAAATGGAATATTAGATCTTAAATTAGTGTCTGTCATTGACATTGCTGCAAATGCACCATAAATGTCATCTGAGTCTACACCAAACGGGTTCATTTGACCATAACCTATTTCGGCTTCCATTGGTCCAATTGCTTGTGATTGTCTTAGTACTAAATCATCATAGCGCATACCAAACGAAGACAATGACTTTAGAGCATTTGAAATGCTAAAAGGTCTTGATCCATTGCTCAATGGTCCATTTCTGTCGTTAAATCCTGCCATACTATTATATTATTATGTTCTGTTTATATATCTTTTCTTTTTGAGCGCGCTTTTAGGTGCTCTCTAAATTGTCTTTTAACTTCATTAATCCCAATACCATTTAGGTCTTGAAAATCGCAAAGTGCTATTTTAGCCCAACTTTCATAAGAAACTACTTTTTGATTCTTTTTTAGTTGAGGTATGTATTGTCTAATAGCAAAATCAAATCCAAATTGTTTTAAAAACTTAACAGCGTCTTTGTATATTAGATTAATTTCACCCTGTGTTAATGCATTGTTTTCTTTAGATCTTCCTGTTTTAGATTTGATTTGGCCGGCCATTCTGTCATAGATCATATCTAATAGATCTTCTTTCATCTGTACTGGTAATAAGTTAAGATTAATTCCAACGTCCGTACCACTCTCATGTGGATCCATAGCTAACACAACCGGATTCATATCCCACCATTCTAATGTTTTAATATGCTTAGGCTTTTCATATCTAAATACATGAATCATTCCGACCCTAAATGGTTTACTGTGTTTTGCTACAGTGTTATCTCTAATAGATTTAGAAGCTTCAGCAAACCATTTTTCTGCACTTCTTCGTGCTTTAGTTTTACCGCCAGCTTCCTTAGATAAATCCTTAATTTCTTTTTTTATTTTACCCATTATTTAAGAGACTTTTCTGTTAGAACTATGAACCTCCAACCTCTATTTTCAGCCCATGCCTTTGCATATTTATATTTATCTCTATTTTTTATATACTGCTCTGCTAAAAACTTATAGGATTTAAGTGCCTTTTGACTATTCTTTTTAGGTGGAGCTGGCTTTGTAATTTGTGCCTCTGGTTTAATTTCTATTAAAAACTCTTCGTCTCCATCAATACCTCTAGTTTTCATATAGAAATCTGGATAATATTTGTGTTCTCTTTTATCGAATGACCATATATAATTAATCTCAACTGGTTCACTGGACCATTTAATTACACTATCTCTAGTATCGCACATGATCATGAACTTGCGTTCCCATGAAGATCTATAAATAATTGGAATTGGCCCAATGTATTTTTCTGGATTTGTTGGTGTAAAATACCCTTGTACAAATCCAGAATTTCCGGTTGGTTTGAGATTCTTTATTGACATTTAAATATTAAACATTCCACCATTATCATCGCTTCCACCATTAGTAGTAATTCTGTCGATTGATAAAGTTCCTTTATATTTTTGCGGGTGAATTTTATTCCAACCTTTAGCATATCCACGTTTTGCAATTTCTGTAAAATACGCAAACGCATTTGGATATTTTGGATTAAAGTTTCTCCAATATTTAAGTAGATCTAATAACGCGAATTGAAGACAATCACTTCTGTCGTCACTGTTAACATAATTTAATCTATTAATAGTTCTTTCGGCTAAAAGCACCAACATTTTTTCTGCAGTTGGCGTTAATTTATCTAGTTCTTTAGATTTTACTAATTCGTTATAAAGGTCTTTATTATTTAAATAATTCTTTTTTCTGGGCATAATCTTTATATATGTTTAGTATTATACTAAAAAAAGCCCAATTGTTTCCAAATGGGCTTTTTAAATAATAATATACATGTTTAAATCGAATCTTCTGCTGCGATTTTAAGTTTATTTTTCTCTATTCTCATTGGCTCTTCGTTTACGAAAACCGTTAAGATATCTGATTTACCTTTTCCTGTAAATTCTAAAGCATCTACTTTAACTTTAGATCCTAGTGGTAAATCTTCTGATTCTATTGTTGTTTCTGCGCTAACATAGCCATCATCTCTCGTTAAAAGATCTTCATTTTGTAAATCAGCTAATTCTTCAGAGATTCTAGTTATTTCACTATTTAATAAATTGTCAGCTGCTTTAATATCTGGTAAATTTCTATTTGCTTCTGATAATCTACCTTTCTGATCTTTTAAGAATGCAATCATTTCATGCATTAATTGTGTCTTCGCTAATTTAGCAGCTCTTCTTTCTTTGTAAGATTCTAAAATATCTTCAACCATTGGTGTAATATCTGCACCTGTATTTTCAGCAACATATTCTATCGCTGCATCTGCTAAAAGTTTTGTGAATTTTTCAATTTTAGTAGCTTCATTAATTCTGTATACGAACATATTGTTATCAGCTCTCATTGCTAAAACTCTAACATCACCGTCTCTAGATTCTGAAATAAATTCTAATACATTATAATGATTATAATTTTTAGATGCAAATTCAAATAAATTGATCAATGCTTTATCATTATACTTAATATATGCTGCGGCTAATAAAGATTCTGCAAGAGGAAGAGATGGTGAATATGCTAATTCTACATTACCTGCATAAAACTTATTCTCAGATACATTATAAGATAATTTAACTACAATTGATTCTGTAAGTAAATTAAGTTTTGATGATTCTAAAACTGCTAATTCATTTTCAACTTCAGTTACTGCTAATTTCTTACCAGATGTTTTGTATGATTTAATGTTTTCATTTAAGAAATTAATCTTTTTATCTAATTCTACTAGCGCATTAAAGTTATCTAATGCTGATTCATTAACTTTAGAAATAGTCTTCTTATTGTTATAGTCATAGTAAAAAGAAATACCCTCATTAGTGATGTTAAACAATTCATTTGCTTTAACTAAAAATGAAAACTCTTCTGAAACATTAGTGACTTTTTCGATATGACTTCCCGTCATTCTGAAATTTTGTCCACCGGCATGAAATACAAAACCATTTTTAGATTCTATAACTGGTGAAATAATTCCTTTGTTTAAATTTGCCATTTGTGTTATTTAATTTTTTATATATATCTTTATTTTATTCATCGAATGGTAGATCAGTTGCCTCAACATCATTTATGTCACCCATCATAGGCTTATCTTTGTCTAAAACATTAGTGCCATAATCTGATGTATTTGTAAATTTAAAAATTCTATTAGAATTCTTTCTTCTCTTAGAAGTTCTTAATAATTGTGTATTAATGCTTATTAATTGGCCTAAACTATTCATGTCAAAATCACAATCCGTACCCGTTAATACCCAAGAAGTTAAGTCTTCGTTCCATGTCCATATCGTACAGTCAGATGTGTCATAATATATTACTGGATTTGGTAAGTCACCCTCATAGAATTGATTAGGATCAAGTGCTAATGTATTAGGATCTCCGTAATTACCAGTAACGCCATTTTCATAAGTAGATCTTGTAAACTTAGTGTAAATGTCATCTTCAAAATCAAATGAAGGTATATTAGTATTAATCTCTAAACTAAATGTAATTTTATGATTTTCTTTATCATCAAATCCATATTCAATTGGACGCTCTTGTGTGTAATCATCTGGCATCATATATTCAGATGAAATTCTATACATACCATCTTCTAAGTGACCTGCATCAACGTGAAAGAAATTAGCCTTATACATGTTTTTAATAATTGATTCAGTAACCTTAAACATGTCTAATTGACTAGATAATAATATTTCTACATCGACACTAATTACACATGGAATCATTTCAAATTCAGCAACAAAACCTTCCATTAAGCCGCTTTGATTCATCATCGTATAATTACCTAAATTTCTCTTATTAACAAGTTTACCTGGATCTATTGAAAATGAAGATAAGTTTACTATACCTCTTGGTACTTTATCGTAATTACCATCTGCGAATTCTCCATTTGGATCACATGATTCTCCGTTTACATTTGAAAATAAAAAATTATCTTTAATAAAGTTTTCATCACCAGAGACTGCATAAAAAAATGGCACATCTACAACAGCTCGTTCTTCATTAGAGATTTGTCTCCAAAAACTAAGCTTACTGTTTAGATCAGCTAAAAGACCGATAATGATATGTCTAATAACACTATCATCTTTGTTGTATTTTAAATTATATGTTGCCATTTATTTTTTATCTTTTATCCACAAGTTGCAGTAGATTGAATAATTTGGTTATAATTAGTTGTTGAAGTTGGTTCACCTGATGCTACCCAGTAAACTGTGACTATATTATTAGCTTCGGCTAATTTTGCGTTCCACGGTTGATCTGATTCAATTGTACTGGAATCTAATTTATAAGTTTGTCCATTTTGAATAGGCGAAGTTGAGAAAATTCCAACTGTGTTTGCTGGTTGTCCGTTCGCTTCAGATCCACAAGTGTATGCAAGTGCACTATACAATTCATACACGAACTCAGTTGGTGTTGGTGTTGGTTCAGGTGTTGCAGTTGGTGGAACTGGTGTTGGTGTTGGAGCAAATCCAGATGTAGGTGTTGGTGTTGGTTCAGGCGTTGCAGTTGGTGGAACTGGCGTTGCAGTTGGCGGAACTGGCGTTGCAGTCGGAACTGGCGTTGCAGTTGGCGGAACTGGCGTTGCAGTCGGTAAAGGATCCGCATTAAAATTAGTCCAAATTTCATTTGTTTGACACCATGCCAACGCATCGTTTTCACCTCCATTATTTCCTGGAGTTTTGTCAAAAACTACTGGGTTATTTACAGTAATAGAATGTTTCTCTACCCACGATACAAAATCTGTTGCGCTATCAAGTTCTTCAAATGCAAAATATGCAGTAGGTCCTCCGGTTGGATCACCTATCGCAGGACTAGTATTAGTACCAAACGGTGTTTCTTCAGTTGTAATAAAACATGCTATAATTTTCCCGGGAACTTCTTCTGGTCCCATAAAGAATCTAATTCCATTATCTAATGCTGCTTGAAAACCAATTGCTGGTTCTCCAATTAAAATTCTACCGGTATTTTCGGTTCCTTCTAGTCTCGTATTGTTAGCGCTAAACGCAAAAGGTCTTGATGCCATTGTAAATATTATTTTTTATTTATATATCTTAATCTATATTTTCTAT